GAAGTTGAATCAGCATTGAAGGATTTGAAGAGTGGTGGTAATCCAGAAAAACTTAAAAAACTAAAGTTACAGATAGAAAAACTTGAAGCCATTGGTGGAGTAAATGCGATTGTACCATCAGAGGGTATAGTTTTTAAATATAAGGGTAAAGTGTATAAGTTCACAGGAGCTTTTGCACCCATCAACCAGATTTTGGGAAGTTTAAAGTTTGGATAGACTATTTATTATTAGGAGAAAATTATGAATAATCCGTTAGCAAAATTATATAGTTGGCAAGTATCAAGTGGTCAGTTGGATGGTTGGACATCCTATCACCTGGCAGCTGGTTTATTTATCGCTAAGGTGGCCCAATGGTTGGGTGCTAGTGATTTGTGGGCAGTCTTGTGGGTTTTGATTATTGGTGTACTGTGGGAAATTTTTGAGGTGTACGTTGAAGGTACAGAAGAAACCTATGGTACAAAAAAGAAGTGGGCTTATAACACAGCAGCAGACATTATTGTCGAGGTTGGTGCCGCAGCGTGGATGGTCTGGTAGGGTAATCATAAACAGGAAAATAAAATGTGTGAATGTGAAAATTGTACACCACCTTGTAAGTGTGGGTGTGATTGTTAATAAAGAGGTAATATATGGCAGGTTATAGTAAAGAACGAGAACGAGAAAATAAAGTTCTCTCCGATTTGTTGTCAGGTAGAGAACCTGAAAAACGAATTATAGTTGGGTATGAAGGACAAAAAGAAACAAAGGCTGTTGAAAGTGATTTGACAAAAATCATGAAAGATGTTAGGATGCCTATGTTTTGTCCTGAATGTAAAAAGGTAATGAAGAAAAAACTTGACGATAAGTTTTGGAGATTGATGGGACATTGTTTTGATTGTCAAGTAACAATCGAAAATAAACTTCGTATTGAAGGTAAATATGAAGGGTGGGCTAAAAGAAAAATTTTAGAAAATAAAAAATCCTTTTTACATGATTTAAAACAAAGTATTGATGAGTTTGAAAAAACAGAAGGTAAAGCGGAATTTTTTAATAATGTTGGGGTAAGAACACCAGAACTTGAAACAGAAAAATGGTCAATGGGTGATGAAAAATTTGACAAATTAGTAAATGAGGCAAGAGACTATATACAATCATTAGAGGATGAGATAGAGGATGAGCAACAGAAAATTGATAGTCCCTGAGGACTTGGTAATTGAAATTATGGGATTGGTAGCACAGATTGGAAAGGTAGCTCAAGATTATCATCAAAGATTTGTGGATGATGATATGGGAACAATTACCAATGTGTATGAACGGATTATACATAAGTTAATGGATTTAGATGAATATGGTGAAGATAATACTTCTATGGAAGAAATGTTAGATTCATTTGGAATTAAATTAGGAGATAAAAATGAGCGGAATAATTGATTTTATATTGGGTTTGTTTTTTGGCGGTAAAAAAAGTGAAGAAGTCAAAAAATTAGATTCTAAAATAAAAGAGAAAGACGCTGAGGTCAAAGAGATTCAGAAAAAAGTTGAAGTTCTTGAAAAGAAAAAGAAAGTCAACAAAAAAGAAGTAGCTAATCTCAAACGAAAAGTTACTAATACTAAGAAACAAATCAAACAGGCTCAAAAAGCTGTTGAGGTTGATGATGTAGATGAAGCAGTCAAGTTTCTAAAGAAATTTTCAAAATGAAGTATATAAGTTTATTGTTGTTTGTTGGATTATTATTCTCACAAGAAAAAACCTATACCTTTACTGAAAAGGAAATATTAGGATTTACCAATGAGATAAAAAGATTAGAAGTTAAGGATAGTTTAAATACTATATTGATTTCTGATTTAGAAAAGATAAGTGTTAAGTTAGAAGATAATTCTAAAACTGATTCAACATTATTATCTTTCAAAGATTTACAAATAGGTTTATTAAAAGAAGAAATAGAATTGTATAAACGAAAAGTAAAACTTGTTAAACCAAGATGGCACGAGAATAAATGGCTATACTTTGGGTATGGTGTTGGTTCAGTATCAATATCGGTTTGGTTAGCAGGACAACTGGCGGGAAATTAATGTCACAAGTTAAACCAATTAAAGAAGTCATTAAGGAACAATATATTCGTTGTGCCAAGGATCCTGCATTCTTCTTAAAAACATTCTGTATGATTCAACACCCAATTAAGGGTAAGATTCCATTTGACCTGTATGGGTTTCAAGAAAAGACCATACAAGAGTTTGAAGATAATAGAATGAATATCATATTGAAGGCTCGTCAGTTGGGTATATCAACATTAACTGCTGGGTATTCTTTATGGATGATGACATTTCATCAAGATAAAAATATATTGGTGATTGCGACTAAACAAGATACTGCAAAAAACTTGGTTACTAAGGTTAGAGTTATGCATGCCAATCTACCAAGTTGGTTGAAACAGAGTTGTGTTGAGGATAATAAACTATCCTTAAAATACAAAAATGGTTCACAAATAAAAGCTGTATCAAGTGGAACTGAATCTGCTAGGTCAGAAGCATTATCGTTGTTGGTATTAGATGAGGCAGCATTTATTGATAAGATTGACCAAATATGGACTGCAGCTCAAGCAACTCTAACAACTGGTGGTCAATGTATTGCACTTTCCACACCAAATGGTGTTGGTAATTGGTTTCACAAAACATGGGTAGAGGCAGAAGAAGGTCGTGGTTTATTTAATTTTATAAAATTACATTGGACAGTACATCCTGATAGAGATGAAACTTGGAGAGTAGAACAAGACAAGATGTTAGGACCAAGTGGTGCAGCACAAGAATGTGATTGTGACTTTATCACTTCTGGTACTTCTGTTATTGATGGTGTATTGTTAGAAAAGTGTAAGAAAACACATAATAGAGAACCATTGGAAAGAAGAGGTGTGGATAGTAATTTATGGGTATGGGAGCCACCAAATTATACAAAGAGTTATTTGGTATGTGCTGATGTTGGTCGTGGCGATGGTCAAGATTATTCTGCATTCCATGTAATTGATATTGAAAAAATGGAACAAGTGGCAGAATATAAAGGTAGATTAAATACAAAAGATTATGGTAATATGTTGGTCAGTATTTCAACCGAATATAACGATGCCTTACTAATTATAGAAAACAATAACATTGGTTGGGCTACAATCCAACAGGTAATAGATAGGGATTACCCTAATCTATTTTATACGAGTAAAGATTTACAATATGTAGATGTACAACATCAACTACATAACAAATATAGGTCACAAGAAAGAAATATGGTGGCTGGGTTTAGTACAACAATGAAAACACGACCATTGATTATTGCTAAACTTGAAGAATATTTTAGAGATGAAAGTGTAATAGTTCGTTCAAGTAGATTGATAGATGAATTATTTACTTTTATTTATCACAATAACAGAGCAGAAGCTATGGTTGGATACAATGATGACTTGGTGATGTCTTTTGCTATAGGTTTATGGGTTCGTGATACAGCATTAAGATTGAGAACAGAGGGAATTGAATTGACAAAGAAAACTCTTAGTAGAATGCAAGATATAGATGGACTTTATACACCAGAAGATACTCAAGCCGATGGATGGTCTTGGGATGTTAATAAAAAACAAGAGTCACTAGAGTGGCTATTATAAGAGGTTAAAAAATGGCAGATAAATCATTATTTGGAAGATTAAAAAGACTATTCAGTACGAATGTTATTGTTCGTAATGTGGGTGGTCGTAAATTAAAGGTAGCGGATACTGAATTTATTCAATCCAAAGTAAAATCCCATCTGGTAGATAGATATTCAAAACTACATAGTGGATTAGATTTAAACAACACTGGTTATTCTACATTCGCACAATTACAGGCCGCAAGACTTGGTTTATTTAAAGACTATGAATCAATGGAAAGTGATTCTATTATTGCATCTGCATTGGATATTTATGCTGATGAGTCCACTATGAAGAGTGAGTATGGTAATATTATAGAAATCAATAGTGACAATAATAATATTAAAGAAATATTAAATAATTTATTTTACGATATATTAAACATAGAGTTTAATCTATGGCCTTGGGTTCGTAATATGTGTAAGTATGGTGATTTCTTTCTATACTTAGATGTAAAAGATAAATATGGAGTTACTAATGTAGTTCCATTGTCAGCTTATGAATTGGTTCGGTCAGAGGGAGAAGATCCTGAGAATCCATATTATACAAAATTTTACTTAGAGGCTATGGAACAACAACATCCATATTTTGCAAGAGGTTCACAATCTCAAAAAATAGAGTTTGAAAACTTTCAAGTGGCACATTTTAGATTAGCCAACGATAGTAATTTATTACCTTATGGTAAGTCAATGTTAGAAAGTGCTAGAAAGGTTTGGAAACAAGTTACCTTGATGGAAGATGCTATGTTGATTCATAGGGTAATGAGAGCACCAGAAAAAAGGGTGTTTAAGATTGATATTGGAAACATACCACCAAATGAAGTTGATAATTACATGCAAAGAATTATTAATAAGATGAAGAAAACACCTTTTATTGATGAGGCAACTGGTGATTATAATTTAAAATTTAATATACAGAATCTAACGGAAGATTTTTTCCTACCTGTTCGTGGTGGGGATAGTGGAACACAAATAGATTCTATGCCTGGCATGACTTATGATTCCACAGAGGATTTAGAATATTTAAAAAATCGTATGTTGGCCGCACTCCATGTTCCTAAAGCTTTCTTGGGATATGAAGAAAATCTTGGTAGTAAGGCAACATTGGCTGCTGAAGATGTCAGGTTTGCTAGAACAATTGAAAGAATACAAAGAATATTAGTTAGTGAATTAACTAAGATTGCTGTTGTTCATTTATATTCACAAGGTTTTCAAGATGCAGAATTGGTAAATTTTGATTTAAAATTAACAAATCCATCTACTATATATGAAACTGAAAAAATAGAATTGTGGAATAGTAAAATTTCTTTATCACGAGACATGATGGACAATGGTATGATGTCGAGTGAATGGATTTACAAAAATATATTCAATTTCTCTGATGAAAAAATCAAAGAAATGGATGAAGGTATTGTTTTTGATAAGAAACAAAAATTTAGAAGAGAACAAATAGAAACAGAAGGTAACGATCCAGCTAAATCAGGTGAATCAAAGGGAACACCTGGTGATATGGCGATGGGTAGAAGTGGAACTGAATTGGATGATGTTGGTGGTTCGGATGAAGGTGGTCAACCAGGTGCTGGTAGACCAACAGAAGGACCTAAATATGGTAAAGATGGTAGTGCGAGAGGTAGGGATCCATTAGGTAAAAGTGGTTTAGCTTTAGCTCATTTTGATATGTTAAAAAAATCCTTTGGTAAAAAAGAAATACT